CAGGTTCTCCATCCTGGGCCATGATGACTGGCTTGATGAGGATATAGCGACGGGAGATGAACCCTATATCAGGCAAAAGGATAAAGTGGTTGTGAAAATGGGATATGACGATGATCTGAAAACACAGTTTGTAGGCTATGTAAAAAATGTTCGCGCCGGCATACCGATAACGATCGAATGCGAGGACAGCATGTTCCTGTTCAAACAAAAGCCGATTGAAAAATTGACCCTGCCGGCTGGTAAAACGCTTAAGCAATGGTTGGATATTATTATCCCCAGGCAATTACGGAGCAGTATTGACCCCGATGGGTTGCAGGTAGTGGCCAGCGATGTAGTAATGGGAGAACTGAGGATCACCAAAAAATCACCGGCCGAGGTGCTGGAATGGCTCAAAAACAATTATGGGTTTCAGAGTTACTTCCGGATAAATGAGAAAGGGGCGCCGGTCTTGTACGTAGGTCTTGCACATACACAATTGGCCAGTGACAGGCAGGAAAGCACCTATCGATATGGAAGTGATATTATCGAGGATCCTGATACTGAGCTGATCTATAAAAGAGCGGAAGACATAAAGCTGAAGGTAAAGGCAATTACGATTACGCCTGCTAACGACAGAATTGAGACAGAAGCCGGTGATGAAGATGGGGAATTACGGACAGTTTATTATTATAATGTTGATCAGAAAACATTGGAACAAAGAGCCGCAGAAGAACTGAAGCGGCTGAAATACACCGGGTATCGTGGCAGCTTCACGACTTTTGGGGAACCCTCAATCCGGATCGGCGATATCGCCAACCTGGTGGGAAATCAGTATTACCCGGATGGCAGGTACCTGGTGAGCAAGGTGACAAAGAAAATAGACGCAGTTAAAGGATATACCCAAACAATAGAACCCCGGCAAATTGTCAACGATTAAACAACTGATACAACAACTGGCTGAAAGTGGCGATAAGCTTACTTCATTGGTCTGCCGGGTGAAAAGCGTGGACGGCTATACCTGTGATGTGGAGCCTATCAACGGTGATGCCGATATACTTGCTGTGCGGCTGGTAGCAGATGAGAAAGATGATTTTTTTGTTTTGGTACCGAAAGTAGACAGCCTGGTGATCGTATCCTTTCTGAACGAAACCGCCGCTTACGTAAGCATGTTCAGCGAGGTGAGTGAAATAAAATATAAGATCGGGACTGCCCAGTACAGTGTGAAGGAAAGCGGCTTTATGATGAAAAAAGGCGCCGATACCATCAAGGATGTGATCCGGCTGATCATTGAAGGGGTACAGCAAATACTGGTAGTCCAGGGCAATAATCCTGACTATGCAAAATTGACACAGGCATTGACCAAGCTAAATAATATCATGCAGTAATGGCATTGAATAAGGACATATTAGGACAGGCGCTTTATGACATGCGCAACCAGTTTTTTAATAATCAAACGCTGGATGAGCTGCAGACAACATATGGAAGCCTGGAAGCGGCCAGGCTGGCCGCCTGTAAAAAGGAAGCCGAGATCATAATCAACCATTTTAAAACAAACGTGCTGCTGACCATTCCCGGCACCGGCCTGGTAGTGGGGTCAACACCGGTAACCGGGTCAGCCATAACAGGAACCATGCAATGAGCGCAATTGACTTTATACTGGATGCCGACAATGACCTCGCGGAAGGTACCGATGGTGATTTTGTAGAGGGGGAAAGCGATGGCCAGCATATCCAGGACCTGCTCCTGCTGGAGCCCGGGGAGCTGGTATATGATCCCCTGATGGGGATCGCCCTGGAACGGTACAGGAACGGGTCCGCCGATGAGTATCTATACAAGACCATTCACTTGCAATTGCAGGCGGATAACTACCAGGTGGAAGGATTGGTGATCGAAGAAAACGAACAAATAGAAAATATCGAGATAGATGCCATACGTCAAGGTTAAAAATAAGGAAACGCTGCTGGATATAGCTGTACTGACGGCAGGTAGCCTGACAGGAATGTTCGAGCTGGCGCTGCTCAATAATATAAGCCTGACAAAAGACCTGCAAAGCGGGAAACAATTGCTGGCAGGCTCAGTGATCAGCGAAGCGGCAATAACAGAGCTAAAGAGCAGGGCGGCGAAACCATCCCATGCTGTCATTGAAATACCCGATGAGCCGCAGAAACTGGGAATCGGGTACTGGAAAATAGGATTTGACTTTAAAGTAAAATAGGATCATGGCAAGAACATTGGATGAACTGATAACAACGTATAACCAGGCTTACGTCACCGAACGGGCCGAGGCGGGGCTTACTGCTGATGACCCGGCCAGCTGGAGCAGGGTAAGCCGTAAGGGGCTGTTCAGGGCTGTACAATGCATACTGGCGCTGACGGTGGAAACGATCTTTGATATATTCAAAACTGACGTGGACGCCAAATTGCGTGAGCTGAAGCCACATAGCCCCCGATGGTATGCCAACAAGGCGCTGGCTTACCAGCATGGTTTCACCCTGCTTCCGGATAGCGATCAGTTTGATAACACGGACGCTACGGAGTCGGATATCACGGCCAGTAAGGTGGTAAAGTATGCCGCCGTGGTGGAACAGGAAAATGGCTATGGCAGGGTGTTTCTTCGGATCAAGCTGGCAAAAGACAGCGGTAGTGACCTTACCCAGCTAAGCGAACCCGAGCTCGGTGGCGTAACCGCTTACCTGGGCAGGGTAAAGGATGCCGGTGTAAAACTGCTGGTACAAAGCCTTCCTGCTGACAGCATCAAAATGAAGTGGCGGATCTACTATGATCCCCTTGTCCTGGATGCAAACGGTAACCGGCTGGACGGCACACAAAATGAAGCCGACAAAACGGCTATCAAGGCCTACCTGAAGAAATTGCCATTCAACGGTATTTATGTAACGCAGTATCATATAGATGATGTGCAGCTGGTGGAAGGTGTTGTGATCGCCGAGGTGGAGCTGTGCCAGACGAAATACGGGTCATTACCCTTTACCTCGGTAAATACAAAGATCACCCCGGACTCCGGCTACCTGCGGTTTGCCGATGATGCTGACCTGGAAATAATTCGTATACCTCAATCACCCATAAGATAATGCCGTACAACCGGAACATATACAATGTTGAACTGGAGAAGCTGTCTCACTGGATCGTACCGGTGAAATGGAGAACCGCAAGAACGATGGCTTGGATAACAAGCATGGCCAGTAACTGGATCGACCTGTATAACCGTTTTATCGCCTATCGTACCCGGATAAAGTACGTCCTGCTGATCACACCGCAGGTCTGCTACCTGGAGAAAGCTCTGAATGATAAATATGATTTTGTTCAGCGCAGGATTGTGATAGAAGATGGTGACCAGCAAGACCCTGTTCATTTGTTCCTCCGGGCGGAAAGCAAACCTGTTTACTTCTTTAAAAGGATCGAAGACAATCCTTTGTACCTGAGGCGCAGGACAGAGACGGCGCAGTTTGGTGTTGACTTCATTGTGAAAGTACCATCGGATGTGCTCTTCGACATGGCCGAGATGAGAACCTATTTAAGCAGCTATAAGCTGGCAACAAAAACCTTTTCAATCGTAACTGTATAGAATGAATAAGCTAATTGATTTTGAAAAATTGGGCGGTTATCCGCTGGCGCAGGAAGACCTTGACTGGCTGCAAACCAGTTACCGTAGTGCTTTTGCATCCCTGGCCGAACTGCTTGGCGACAAGGTGATCCTGAGCGGGATGACTGAGACAGGTGGCGTGGTAAGCAATGGCTGGATAAGCATAGGGGGCGAACTAATGCCCTTTATCGGCGGGACTATCGATACCGGCGATTGCATTATCGAGGAAACAAAGGAGTCGCTGACATTCCAGGACGCTTCTGTAAACGAAGTGCTGATCACCCGCGTAGCCCGGTTCGGCTCTCCTGATCCTGCTTTTAACTATGCTGACCTCACCAGGCCGGGAACCGTAAAGGAGCTATGGCAGTCAGGCGATATTAAAATGCTCACCTGCGATGACGCCTACATCACGGCCAATTTTGATGTGACAGGCCTGGGCATTAACAAACGAAAAGGATGGGCAAGATGTAACGGGAACAACGGAACCCCCAACCTGGGCGGTAAATTCCCTGTGGGATATAATGCTGCTGACGGGGATTACGATGAAGTGGGCAAAACAGGCGGTGAAAAAACACATACGCTTACTGTTTCTGAAATGCCCTCCCACACACACAGGGGCAGAGGAAATTTCAATTTTGGCGGTTACGACGGTGGTGGAAACGACTTCTACCGGGCCACTGCTGCAAGCGTTTTTCAAGAGGTTGGTTTATTAGAAACAACCGGAGGAGGCCAGGCGCACGAGAACAGGCCACCCTTTTATACTCTATTATTCATTATGAAACTGTAAGTATGGCAGAACAAACAAGAAACGTATTAAAAAGCTGGTTTGTTACAGGTGCCACGCCTACACAACAGCAGTTTTGGGACTTGCTCGATAGCTATTTCCATCGGACTGACGGATTGGCTATGGAGGATGTATCAGGGCTTGTAACAGCTTTACAAAGCAAAGTGGACAAAACCGCTTATGAAGCATCTGTGCAGGGTGTTCCGGTATCGTTCAATGCAGACGGCACGTATTCTATACCTGAATCCTGGCTGCTGGAAATGATCATACCCTACTATAGTACAGCCGGAACGATGAAGCTGAGTACGGTAGCCAGTGGCAACGAGGATGTCATGCCTTCCACAGAAATAAGTGAAGGATGGAATGCGCCTATCCGGCTGGACTTATTCGCCCCGGCAACGAAAACCCTCTACATAGCGGGAATACCCTCCGGCAGTAAAATAATCTTTTTCAAACGGCAAATTAAAATGACAACATGAACAGGATAATTTTTATTCTTTTTCTTCTGGAAACCAGTCTCACCGGTATTTCACAGACACATACTGTGGATCGTGAAGTGGTACGCCAATCTTTTTACCTGCGTGACAGGTGGGTAGACACAATTAAGAACGACACAACCGGTCTGCAAAGTCGCTCCCGGTCGCTGGTGACTGCAAAAGCTATTTATGATTTTGTAGACGGCAGGCTGCAAAGCTATGCACCTGCTACTGGTGCCAGTTACTGGAGCTTTTCCGGGAATACAGCAACAGCCGGAAGCTCTTATATTGGAACTAATAACAACACTTCGCTTTGGTTTAAAACGAATGGTACTTTAAGGGCCATACTTGACAGCGTGGGCAATTTGGGACTGGGCGGGCTTGCCGGATCTTCTTTGGGATATACAGGCAATGGTATGCAAATACAAGGCAGCGGGGATACCTGGTTGCGCATCACTAAAGCCTCCGCTGCCAACTTCCAGATAGGTGTAAATTCTAGTGTGTACATGGCAACGACCACCAGCTCGGCAATCAGGCTTGGAACAAACGGGACAGAGCGGGGAAACATTGGCTCGGGTGGAAACTGGTATGCAGGATCGGGCAGCAGCGTAACCGGCCTGGGCCGCCTCCATGTAAGAGGCGAAACCAATGATAACACAGCGTATGCACTATACGTGGATAATAGCGATGCATCAGGCTCTATTTACTCCATCCGGAACGATGGTCTTATAAGTGCTACAAACCATTTACTGTGGGCTACCGATAATACCAAAGACATCGGCGCCTCCGGGACTACGCGACCGCGGACTATCTATGCGGGTACCTCCGTTGAAACTCCATCCTTGTCCGTATCCGGCCTTAGTTCCGGCTCTATTCCTATTGTGGGTACCAACGGTCTGATAGGACAAAGCAGTAACCTGTTTTGGGATGCCACTAATGGCAGGCTCGGCTTACTAACAAACTCGCCGAATCAGGTATTTTCCGTGGCAAACATGTTTACTGTAAACGCTACCGGTGTGGTAACTGCACAAGCATTGGCAATCGGGGGGCCTGTCTCATTACGCACTGCGTTTAGTAATTCAGCACTTCTGATTTATAATACTTCTAATGCTAATTCAGCTGTATTGGCACTGTCGCCTGTGGCCAATGACGCTACCGGTCTAGGTACTACCGTGTTAATATCGCCATCAGGAAATAGTTATATCAACTCTGGTGATTTGGCCATCGGGAAGACCTCGGCTAACAGCAAATTCGACGTAAATGGGTTTATAGAATGGAACGGCCAGAAACGGGTTTCGACCCAGTTTAACAAAACATCCGATGCGACACTGGCCAATGTTACCGGATTGTCAGTATCGGTAGAGGCGTCCAAAACTTACTATTTTGAAGCAACCCTTTTCACGGCATCTGATGTGGCTGGCGGTGTAAAATTCGCAATAGGCGGATCGGCTACGGCCACTTCAATTATTTATGAAGCCAATATCACAAATGCCGGTGCCACTGTGACACCTGGTACTGCAAGAGCCACAGCCCTGGCCACGACCGTCGGAGATGCAACTGCTGTCACTGCTGCCAAAGTAAAAATAACGGGAACTATTACCGTTGCGAATGCCGGTACACTGACAGTACAATTTGCGCAAAATGCTTCTAATGGCACGGCTTCATCTGTTCTGGTAGGAAGCAATTTTATTGTCAATCAAATTCTGTAATCAGCTTACAAGCTGTGACAGAGAGTTTTTAATCTTTTCTTTAAAAGGAACCCACATATGAAACAAACCATTCTACTGGTGCTGCTGACAGTATTCGCTATCACATTATTTGCTCAGCCCGCGGCCAAAAAAGATGTTGCGGTCGCGGCACCTGTCAATGACAGCATTTCCATGGATAGTATTAACCGGGCAAGGCCTTTACTGTCATTAAACGACCTGGAACAATTCAATCAATTTTTGCTTACCCAATTCTCAATGGCAGAAGCTAAGCGATACCAGGCAATCCTGGCCGGGCTGAACCAACTGATAGGCATTGCCGAAGAAAAAGAGAGAAAAAAGGAAAAAAAATAATGTATGGCAGATAATCAGGTGCATGCCGGTGGGTGGGTTACCGCTGTCTTATCGATTTTTCTGGGAGTTCTCTCAAAGATTACTGTCAGTGAATTAGCGGGATGGATGAGCATTACTGTCGGCGCTTATTCATTGTTTATCAACTGGCCAAAATTTAAGGAGAGAGCGCTGATAATTATTTCAGGCATTCAAAATTGGTGGAACGAGACTTTTACAGATAAAAAATAATGGAAGCAAAATTCGGAATATCGCAGGCTGATACACCTGCTCCTTTGTGGTTCAGGCGATTTACCAACGCAATGATTCTTTCATTCCTGCCGGGATATGTGGCTGTTGTTCAGGCGGTGCCGATGAAGGACTCCACCCGGAATATACTGATGGTAATTGCCACTGCTATACCCTTTCTACTAAAGGGTATAGGTATTTTATACGGGAATGGACAGACGTACCAGCCTTCTAACGAGACTATGGATAGGCTGAAAGCAACAGGCCTGATGATCATTGTCTTTTTGATGATCGGCTGCAGCCCGGGTAAAAAGGCACACAGCTATTTTGCGCAACATCCCCAGGAGTTTGCCAAAGACTGCGCCGGGGCCTTTCCTGTCAAAGACAGTATCGGTAACCCCATGGTTGTCTATATTCCTGCAGAGAACAACGATTACACAAACCCGATCGATTCTATCAAGAAGACCACCGACCGGCTTGTAGCTGATATCAACCTGGCCAGCAGGAAATCACTGGATAGTTGTGCCGGCTCTATGTTATACCTTGTTGAAAGGACGGATAAACTGGCCCGCCAGGTAAATGACCTGAAGAGCAGGTATGCGCCTTGCAAACCAGATACCCTGTATCAAACCCAAACGGTTTACCGGGAAAATACAGCCCGGGTGACAGCCCTGCTGCAGGACCTGGCAGTAAAAGGCGAAAGCCTGAAACAAATGACAGCAGACAGAGATGGATGGAAAGCAAAGGCAAAAGAAAGATTCTGGATAATCGCAGGTCTTATTACGCTGTTTGGGATTGCTGTTTTTTTACGCATTAAGGGCATATTATAATGGTTACCACAAACGATCCGCTGTTCAAAAAGTATGTTGCCCATGTATTGCGTTGGGAAGGTAAGACATCAAAAGATCCCAACGACACGGCAGCAAGCTGTGCACCGTTTGCAGGGGCTTATCATACTAATAAGGGCGTGACCTTTTGTACGTTCAAAAAGATTGCTTTACAGCTCGGTATTACCCCTGTCTCCTATCAACGGTTTGTCCAGCTGACAGATGAGGATGTGTCAAAATTTATCCTTTATTTCTGTGAGGAGGCCGGTGTGTCCGCAATAGAAACAAGGATTGCCCTGGCCGTAACAGAAGCTGCATGGGGAAGTGGTCCTGATCGTGCGGTCAGGCATTTGCAGACGGCGCTGAATAATCTAGGGCAAAAAGTAAGTGTGGACGGTGAGATGGGTACAGAAACGTTTATAGCAATTACAAAGACGGATCCGGAAGCATTATACGATGAATACTGGAAGGAAAGGCGAATGTTCCTGGACAGACTGACAAGCCAGGCAAAATATGCCAGATACAAAACTGGTTGGAATAACCGGGTAAATGCCTTTCTGAAGTTATTTTCTCAATAGTTTTCTCAGCAGTTGTTTTGGTTTGGGCCGGTGTTTTTAGCGCTTTCGGGCGACTAAAAACCGGCTTTTTAGTTTTCGGGAAAAATATACGGTACGTTTTTTTAAATTATACGCTACGTTTTCGCGCCCTTATAGACAGGAATGTTGTTTTTAACCATGCTGCACACCGTTGCCGTGAAATAAAAGTATATTTGAATTTCGCAAATAGGTGAACAATGACAGGTATCGCTTCCCTGCAGGATTTTTATAAGGAAATGGGGTTCGTTGACAATAATGAGCTCAACGCCCTGTTGCCCGGCGGTATCAATAAAGAGATCGGCCACTTCAATGTGTTCAGCATTGCCAGCGTGCGCAAGAAGGTGAAGG